GTGTGACATTGATTGTAGTGTCGCCAAGGTTGGTCATTACTGCGTTACCGTCAACATCACCAGAAATGGTAATTGTCGGGTCGTTAACGTTAAAATTTAGCTTTGCACTAGCGTCATCGTACTCAACCGAAATACCGCTTTCAGTATTAGAAGCTACCATTCCACCGATAGTGTCTTGCAGAAACTCGGTAGATGCTTCTGTAAGGATTGCGGAACCGTTAATAGTTCCTGTAGTTCCTTCAACTACTAAACCAGATTTAATTCTAAAATCTTTAGTTACTGTTGCCATGGGTTTATCTCCTTATTTTATGCCTTAAGTCCAACACGAGCGTATCGTGCTGTAACTGGCCTAACTGCGGGGTTGGGAACAATGCTTAATACTAAGTTTGCTCCTACCCTTGAGACATCAACGGTTCCAATATCCCCATCATTGTCTATAATGCCATACTGAGCAATGTTAATGTTTGTTCCATCAATCAATACGGTAAACTCTGTTGCGTAAAATTTATTAGCTCCGCCTGTCGTCTTTGACAAAGAAACCATATACTTTACTAATCTCCAGTCTGCTACTGGAATACTTTCTAAAACTGTTGTGTTTTCAATACCCGAAACAACACTTTCGTTATTTCCACTAGTTCCAAGATCTGTTGCTTGAGCAGCTAACGTATCAATAAGGTCAGTGTAGTCTTGCCCAGTGGGCTTGTCCCCTGTCTCAAATTTTGATTTTAGCGTGTTTAAGTTAATCTTAGCCATACTAGTATTATATCATTGTTTGTAATTTTAAAGGATGTAATTGTTTAAGCCAATAACGGCAATACCAATTGGGGCTGGGTTACTTGCAGAGTATCCTGGAACCATTATGTTGGTAAATCTAACTCTAAAAGGAAGAACTTCATTAATTTTTACAGTTCTTCCGCCCTGAGAAATTGTAACTACAGGATAGTTTTTAGATTCTAGTGATCTAACTCTTTGCTTTTGTTTAGTCGATATAACTGCAGAAGCCATTAGTCAGTAACGTCTTCCAGGATAATTACGCTACCCTGGGCTACTGTCCAAACATTCTGATCTTGAGCTGTAGATAGCTCTATATCAAAAATGTCTCCAGTTTGCAAAATTTGTGACTGGGTCGCTGCAAGAGATACGGTAAATTCTCCAGCAGAGTCATCTGGGTCTTGTTCTGGAGTTAGGGTTAAGATTAAAGTTGCGGCATCCGTAATTACTCCAGAGGTTGAACCACTTGTTGGTCTCTTTATCTTCATGGAGATAGACCAATCATCAAGATTTAGTGGGGCTTTTGCGTCATCCGTAACATATACCTTAAATGCAGCGGTATCACCACGAACAATAGTCCAAGTTACCCTTGGAGGAGTATTGCCCACATTATAAGAACTAGAAGATCCTCTGAGCGTAGCCATAATGAAATTATATCATAGTATATAGACTTAAGCCTTATACTTTGGTATAATAGATTGATGGATAATACGAAAAATAGTTTTTTAATTCCTGGAATTGCAGTAGTTATTGCTCTGGGTTCCCTAATTTTCCCAAGCAACAAAACGGGCCCAATCGATGTTGAACCAAAAACAGCAAAACAAGAAGTATCAAAAGTATTGCCTTTTGACCTACAACCAGCATCTATCTCAGAACCTAAAAAGCTTTTAATAACTGATGAATCTACTATTCTTACACCAGAAGACATAAAAAGTCTTTTGATTATATCTGGGTTTGAAGGCAAGAGCCTTAAGATAGCTTTTGGAGTTGTAATGAAAGAATCTACTGGCAGACCATATGCCCATAATCAAAACTCAAATACTGGAGATAACTCTTATGGACTATTTCAGATTAACATGATTGGCTCTTTAGGTCCCGCCAGAAGAGAGCAGTTTGGTCTAAAGGATAATGAAGATCTTTTTAACCCGCTTACAAATGCAGCCATTGCATACACTATGTCCGACGGTGGAAAGAACTGGGGGCCTTGGGGTGGGGTATCTGACAGGGTGCTATATTTTATGAAAGATTTTCCAGAGTAGTTTACCAATTACCTATAGGACACTCTGCACCTTTTAGCGTTGTCTTAAGATGCATTATGCAACCGCATTTTTTACACTGACCCGTTGCTTTAATCAAAAATGGGCATGCCTTGCAAATATCCATTCTTCTAGAAGCTTCTTCGTCTTCAACATATTCAGTTTTAGGATTTAGCAAGTCCCACGGTCTAGTTGTGCCAAGGTTCTTTTTCCATTGCTGGTAAGGTGTTAGTTTTTCACTCATCATCTACCGCCATATTTTCTGAAGAAAAAGATTCTCCGTCATAGGCCCAGCCAGAAGTAATGCTTTGGTGGTCAAGATCTGTGATGTCGACAATAGTCGGGGTAGATTGAAGTCCATAAATCAAAGATGCAATTCCAGGATTTTCATAATCTTCTTCTATATACCACTTATGAAAAACTTCTCCATCAGTAACAAAAGCAAAGACCTTCTGAGGTTTTTGAGCGTTGTTTTCTTCCATTATTAAATTATAGCATATACCAGGGTTTTTGTCATTTTGCTACAAACGTCCTTGGCAAGTAACGCTTCCAGACTCTGTGTAAGTTGTGCAGTCTGTCCTCACACAAGTTCTGGTTCTGGATTGTTTGGCATTTTTACAGGTCCCAACATTTGACCAACTTCCACAGTTTGGGCTTGCACACCTTGTTTCTTTTTCTACGGTTGCCTTGCAATCTGCGTCATAGCAAGTTCTCGTTCTAGATCCGCCTAAAGAAGCTGTACCAGTCCAAGAAGACCATTCCGTACATTGTGGAGACATACAGCATTTATATGAAGTTTTAGTATATGAAGTACAGTCTGTTCTGATGCAAGTCTGAGTAGCTTCTCTAGCACCACCCCCAGCTCCTATATTTCGGCATCCAGACCAAGGGGTTAGGTCTCCGCATGTTTCTTTAGGTCTACTACATGGTGGAGCAACCCAGTCACAGTCTACTGATTGCGTCTGTGCTTGACCAGTTACTGACCTTGAGCCTAACTCTTCCCAAGAAATAAAAGCATCGTTATTGTAAACAGCTCTTCTACTATAAATTGTTGTTTTAGGAATTTTTGTTGTTCCGCTGCAATCATAACCTGGAACACTTCTATAATCTTCTGGATCACCATATCTTGTAATTGTAATATAAGAATTGTATGTAAAGGAGATCCCAGATTCATAGTCTACAAGCGTATCTACTGGGGGATTTTGAGATTTTACCTTTTTGTCATTTGCAAAAATAGTTGTATCTTCTGCAGTTGACGAAGAAAAATTTAGACCAGAGTTAGCTAGAGCCTCAATGGCTGGTGATAAGATTTGGCTAGAGGCTCTTTCTGCAGATAAGCCAATAATGTTTGGAACTTTAACCATACCTTTGGAAGAACCAAACTTAGCAACAAACCCCAACATGGCTTTTCCTATGCCGTCAAATCACCGATTAAGATCCAGGTATTAGTGTCTCTCTTTATTAATGTTGCTGGAGAATATCTTGCGGAAATCTTTTTATTTGAGTTCTTACTTAAAATTTCTACACCTAAAGCTGAAGTAAAAGATGTCTGTCCTAGCCCAATTTGAACAAAAGCAATCTGGGTTCCTATACTAAAAGAAACCTCATCGTTGGTTGGTATTGTAACTGTGTGAGAAGTGGATACGTTCATCTGGACTGTTTTTCCAGCGTCTACTAGCTCTAGGACGTGGGCAGTAGTTTTTGTTACTAGATTTGCATTATCGCCGTATACTCTCCAGTTATCGTTGTGATAGTACTGGATTTGATTTGAATCTCTGATAAATACCACAATACCGTTTGTTGGAGATGGAATTGCTGCGTTTCTGGTAGACTCACTTTGAAAATTATTGACTCCAGCTTTTGCATTCAGAACGGAATTAAAATTTACAGTATTGCTAAAAGTATGTGGACCAGACCAGGTATAAGTTTCTGTTGTATTTGCATAGCCAGCTACTGGATGCCAAGTATCTGTGGGCTGATCATAGACATACCCGACTTTTCCAACTCCACTAATTGTACTCATTAGCTCTCCACGCTTCCAATTTCTCTCCAGCCAAGAACAGAGTCATAAACATACATAGTTAGTGGGAAAGAATTTTTATCTACCCAAAGAGCTCCATTTGCAATATTGCCAGTTGGGATAGCGTCTTGATATCTTGCAACTGATAGTGCCTGTGTTCCAGTATTATTAAAAGTTGGAGAGGATGATTCTGAATCTATCCACAAAAATCCATTTGGAACTGTTGCTGGCAAAGCTGCTTCTGTTGAATACTTAGAACCAATACCAGCACTTTCTAGGGCAGATACCCTGGTAGAGACAGCCTTGAAATGTCCAGCTATAGAGTTCGGAATAAGGTTTTCATAAGATGGGATGGTATCAATTCCCTGAGATAGTCCATAATGATAGACTCTGAGGGCTTCTTGGATGTTTGCATTGTCACCCAGTCCAGGAATGCGGGTATTGAATGTGGTAGTTCCACCAGCTGCATCAATATTTTCACTTGCCATTAATTATTCACCAACTAAATTCTATCATATTATACTAAGACTAGGATTCTTCTTCGCTAATTGGAAGTGATCCAATGTTAGCAGTAACAACAATGCTTAGATTTTTAACACCAGTAATCTTTTTCCATGTTACATCTTCTAAAGCAAAACCATCTAATCCAGTCTCAACAGCTTTAATGTTAACTGGTAGGTAAATCTTTGAACCGAGCTGTGTTAGATCTCCTAGGGTTAGTCCAGAAGATACTGGAGTATCATTCAAGACTACATACTGAACGTTAAAAGATGCAGCTTTATTTCTTGTTGATGTTGGGCCTTGGGCTGGAAGTATGACCTCTGTTAGATCAAAGTAATCTCCTACTGGAAATGAAAGACCGACAGAAACCGTTCCTAGTGGAACCCAGCCAAAAGCAGAAAGAGGTTGAATATAGGTCCAGACCTTAAGTTCCCAGGGCCCACTGGCTCCAGTAGAAACATTTAGCCATAGCATTCCTGGTGTTGGTGTTGATGGTTCTGTTGGGCTGGGGACAACGGTAGCAATACTTTCTCCAACTGCTGTAGCAGATACTGGTGCCCCAGCTGCTGGGGTAAAAGTAACGGCTTGTCCGTTATAAAAAATTATTGGTAGGTTTGCAATGGCGGTATTTGGAATAAGTCTTAGAACCTTTGACCAAGTTAACACTCCACCAACAAAGCCATATTGGTATAGGAATAGGTACTCAAAGTCGTCTGGGTTTAGGTTTATATAAAGATCAAACGGCTGAGCACTTTGTGAATTGTAAACTGTATTGTTAAAAACCAATTGTATATCTGGATCTGTTGGCTTTCCATTACCAGTAAAAATAAGAGTTCCACGCTGACCCTGGGGCCCAAAGTCAACATCAACATCTATAGAAGCTGGACCACCAAATACTGCAAGCTCTTCGGAAGATAGTAGAATATCTACCATTAGCTCTCCTCAACAAATGGAGTAACTGTAACTTCATCAGTTACAATTATAGTTCCAGTAAGCAGTGTTAGCACTGTTGGGTAAAAATCAATATTTGGAACAGCAGCCTTTTTTATCTCTACGTCATATACGTAGCTTTGTGCAGAGTCTAACTGAGATCCGTTATTTGGAGTAATCGCACAGGTTATATGAGTTCTGTCTGGTGAAATTCTAGAAAAACCTTCGATAGATTCTGCAAAGCCATCAAAACCACGTTCTGTAGATATGGTGAAGGTCGATCCTTCTGATAGGTCATAGCCTGTTAGTGGAAAGGCTCCACCGTTCGCATCTTTCGGGTAAATCTTAAATTCGTAAGTATCACCCTTGTAATAGTTAATATTAAAAGTGCCTGGAAATGCCATGATTCTCCTTAAACCTTGTAGACCTTGTCTTGAACCTTGATAACTGGTGGTAGTCCAGTTTTAACTGTTGAAATCTTAATTGTTGCCATTATAGAGTTCCCGCCGTAACATCAGCAGCTACCTTGATTGTTCCAAGAACTGGGGTCCAGATTATATCGCCAATTTGTACTTCAAGATCAAAAGCAATCTCAGCAACAGTTCCGTTATAGCCAGTTCCCCAAAAAGAAGTAATTTCTGGTGGGGCAATGATATTAACATATCCAGACCCCTTTTCAACAGTCAGAGAATCTAGGATATCTCCAAAATTGTCATATGTTGTAGATGCAAAGTTCCAAGTGCTTATGTTAAAAATAGTTGTTTCGTCATTTTGAAGAAAATCTACACGTAGTCTAGCGGTATCACCACGAACAACGTTCCATTTAACGATTGCTGGAGTGTTACCAAATGATTCAGGTATAGACATAGTCATAATATTGATTATATCACAGAAAACGTTAAAAAGACTAATACTCAGGTTGGTGGGTATGAGAGACAAACCCGAGTATTAGCCTTATAGATTATATCATATCAAACGTTATGATATCGTTATAAAGTATTTGCACTTAAAAGTAAAAAGTGTGGTATATTGTTATAATTAGGTTTTAAAATATATATAATATAAAGTATATAAGATATCTAATATATAGTATAGTTTATATATTATATATTATAATGGGGTTTTCTTTTTTGTAGTCTTGACTGGTTTTGTTTGTCCTAGCAAAATATCATAGATTTTATCAACTTTTGCATCCAGTTTTTCATGTTGAGCTTCTAGTCTGTTAACCTGATCTTTTATAGAAGATCCTCCATTAGGCTTTAATTCTGCAAAGTAGTGCTTTACCAAGTGTCTGATCACAAATGCCAGGGAACCTAAAATTGAGATGATTCCTACAGCAATAGCTACTATGGACTCCAGCATATTCATAATGTTATTATTATAATAGCGTTTATGAAACATTAGAGCTCGCCGCAAAAAAGTCTTTAAAATTCGACGATTTTAAGTACGGCGATAATAGAGAGACAAAACACATCCCTACAAAATATGCATTAACAATGCACTATGTAGGAGTGAGTGTGATATAATCTTAGGATACCTGAGATTGGCAGAAAATGATAAAAATACATGAAAATTTTATTTCCTCTGAGGAAGTCGAAATATTCCTAAAAATCTTTGAAAAAGAACAAGAAAAGTTTATTCCCTATGGAGTTCAATTTAGCATGTATATGCTATCGCTTGGAAAAGATAACTTTGACGGATCTCCGTTCTTTGAATCCCCTAAAACGTTCTCTGAGCTCCTGCCTGACTACACAGAATTTCTAAAGGATTACCACAAAAGACTAGAAGAAACTGTAAAAATAGATAGCGGAAAAGATAACTTTTGGTGTGTTTCTTGGTTGGCAAAAACTGTTAGTGGTGGGCTTAAGTCCCATGGAGACAATGCTGATGGGGCTATTTATGTATATGATTACACAACAATTCTGTATTTAAATGAATGCAAGGGGGGCGGAGATATATTTTTCCCAGAACATGATTTTGCCTTTTCTCCAAAACCTGGTACGTTAATATCATTCCCTGCCGACTATGAACATGGCGTTGTCCCAACGGTAGCAGATAGATACGCTGTTCCTAGTTGGTTTACAACGAATAAAGAATATGCATTATTAGACACTATGTAGGAGCAGGTGCTATAATTAACTTATGGCTGATGACGTAACCTTCTTCGATCTATTTGATCCTAGCCAGCCTAGAAGCGACAGAGAGCTTATTGAGCAAAGGCTAGAAATTTGCAAGGTATGTCCAGCATTTCGACCTAGAACAAAAAGATGTAGTAAGTGTGGATGCTTTATGGAATTAAAGAGTACGCTGCTAGAAGCTAAATGTCCTATCGGTAAATGGTAGAAAAGCTCTGTACGCCTCTATAAGGGCTTCAAATATAAAATACGTCTTCCAGTATCCCAGATGTGTCAAAAGTCCTCAGAGAAGGCTTGTATGGCTTTATAGAGTTATATGTGTGTAATTGGTAATGAGGGTTTTTGACTATCAGGAGAAATGTCCTGATTTGTACCCCAAAAATTTTATATGGACATAGCGAGATAGGCCTTTGGCCTATTATTTATCAATTCGTTACCAAATTGTTATAATACTTAGTTCTTACCACATTTGCAGGATTCGCATTTGCATTCATCCATGATTAGTCCCTATCCCTGTATTTAATCAACATGGCAATACATAATACAATCAGGAGGATTATGGATCCTTCTAGTAGTGCCATAGATCTATTATACCCCCGAAATCTGAAAAATATTTCAAATTGGGGAAAATCTGAATATTTGTTGATTGTGTATGATGCATAAAAAGAATAAAAAAATAAGCCTTTATTAGTGAGCACACTTTATAAAGACTAAAAACAATTTGCCGAATTGTTTTGATTTATTTTTAGTAATCGCTATTCAAAAAACAATTCTAGTGAACACCCGTGCAACTAATTTAGTAAACACTAGTGCCAGCAAATTACTGAACACTAGTGCGACTATTTTATTTGAGAATACTTAGACTAGCTAATGCGTCATCTACATCATCAAACATAGCGTTGAAAGCCTCTAATGATTTTTGCTTTCGCAATTCATTACACGCTTTCACATTGTGATTAGCTTTCCAAGCTTTAGCGTGAAGATAATAGCTAACGCTATCTTCTTGAGTGTAGTTGCAGTTAGTGCAACGGGTTTTTCTAT